TATTTACAAAGCTGTAGATGTTGAAGAACAAAAAGAAGAACGTGATACAAATGGCGAAGAAGGCGACACAGATTCAGTTAAAGTAACTGAGTATTATGGCCTAGTTCCAGAAAGTCTTCTTGATGTAGACCTAGAGGAAGACGAAGAACTAGTTGACCTAGGTGTAAGCGACGAAGACTCTACAGATGGCCCGAGAAAGGCCGTATTCGATCTGTATGGAGAGAATTTAGTAGAGGCGGTGGTCACCATTGCTAACGATTCAACTGTTCTTAGAGCGATCCGCAATCCTTTTTGGAATGATGATCGCCCGCTAATTGCTTTTCAGCATGACACAGTTCCAAACAGTTTTTGGGGTCGTGGCGTCTGTGAGAAAGGCTACAACGCACAGAAGGCACTTGACGCCGAGCTTCGTGCGAGAATGGATGGTCTGGCATTATCAGTCCACCCAATGATGGGTGTTGACGTAACTCGCATGCCGCGTAGTGGCAGCTTTACAGTTAGCCCAGGCAAGTCTGTACCAACGAACGGCAACCCCCGAGAAATTCTTAGTCCGTTTAACTTTGGTCAGGTTGACCCAGCTATCTTCCAGAGCACAGGCGACCTAGAGCGTATGGTTGGCGTTGCCACAGGCACAAACGATCCGGCTACTCCAGACAATGTGGACCCGTCCCACAGCACGGCATCAGGCATGTCGATGGCCCTATCTTCGGCCATTAAGCGATCAAAGAGAACACTTGCAAACATCGAGCGTAACGCTATTAAGCCTTTCCTTAAAAAGGCGGCTTGGCGTTTTATGCAATTCGATGAAGAGAATTTCCCAGTACGAGACCTTAACTTTGTTACTAACTCAACACTGGGAATTACCGCCAGAGAACTTGAACAGCAGCAGCTTATCCAGCTACTACAAACTGTTCCTCAAGATTCTCCGGCGTTTATGACCATGCTTAAAGCAATCTACGACAACTCAAGTCTTAGCAATAAGGAAGAGCTTGTTACGGTTATTGAGCAGATGATGCAGCCTGACCCGCAACAGCAGCAAATGCAGCAAATGCAAATGCAGCTGGCAATGCAGAAGGAACAGGCAGAGATTGATGAACGCAAGAGCCGTACGCAAGAAAACCTTGCGGATAGGCTTAAGACCCTTGCGGATATTGAGCTTGGTCAGGATAAACTAGATACAGAACTGCAATCGCAGATTCTTGATCTTCTAGCAGCCCGCGCTAATCAGCCCAACGGGAGTGAGAATAATGGCTCTGAGTGATCAAAAGACTGAGCGTTTTTATCAAGATATTTTTACGCTAACCAGTCGTCCTGAATGGAATACATTGGTTGAATATCTAAACGAAGTTCTTCAAGTTAAAAAAGATAACGCACTTGACTTAGAAACTATCGAAGACCTTTATAAAGAAAAAGGCCAAGCAGAAATTCTTCGAATGATTATTTCATTCCGTGATGTGGCTGAGTCTCAGTACCAGTTTCTTGAAGGAGAGGATTTGTCTCAATGAAACTGTTTGATTTCAGATGCCAAACATGCAGATACAAATGGGAAGCGGTCGCTGTTGACGAGAACTCCGAAGAGTTTTGCCCTATGTGCAGCGACATTGCCCAACCAATCATCAGTTCGGTCAATTTCAGACTGAATGGTGCTGACCCGGCGTTCCCTACCGCTTCTGAGCGGTGGGCCAAACGTCACGAACGCGCAGCGCGGGAAGCCAATGAATAGCCCTACCGCTGTGATTAAACTCACTCCTACAACCCTTATGTTCATTTGTTAAGGCAGGAGGAAGAATGTCAACGAAAATTGTGGATCAACTAGACGAGCAGGCCCCCGAAGAGGGAGAAGAGTTTGTAGACCTTAACCAGCCAGATGTCGAAGAGACGGTTGATGCTGGTGAAGAGCAGACAAACGATTCAAACGACGAGGGTGGCACAGAACTTCCAGACAAGTTTCGTAACAAGTCCATGGAAGAAGTTGTCAATATGTACCAAAACCTTGAAAAGGAGTTTGGTCGTAAGGGCAATGAGGTTGGCGAGCTACGCAAGCTAACTGATGAACTGCTGCAGTTGGAAATCCAGCAAAAGAAGCAGAACCAAGAGCGTGTTTCCTCAAAAGAGGAACAGATTTCAGACGATGATTGGTTTACTTCACCCAAGGAGGCGACAGATAAGTACCTGCAAAATTCAGGGCTTGCCAAGGAAGTAGAGCAGCTAAAGGAAAAACTCACAAGTCGAGATAGAGAGGAAGCCCACAAGGCATTTGTGGAAAAGCACCCCGACTATCAAGACCTGGCACAAAAAGAGGATTTCCAGACGTTTGTTAAGGACTCAAAATATCGACTTGATCTAGCACAGAAGGCGGATCAGTATGATTATGAGGCGGCAAACGAGCTATTCGATCTTTACAAGGCTATTCGCTCAAACTCGGGTGCCAGTAACGAGGACAACGGTGCTGATAAAGTCCAACAGCAGCAAGAAGCTCGGAAGCGAGCAACGCTAGAGGGAACCAGTAACCGTAGTAAGGGAACCAAGAAAGTCTATCGACGCGCTGACCTTATCAAAATGAAGATGAATGACCCAGAACGGTATATGGCTATGCAGGATGAAATTATGCAGGCGTATTCCGATGGTCGTGTTAAGTAAATAATTCGTAGGAGAATTTAATCATGGCACTAGGAAGTAATCACACTACTAAAACTTCAGCAGCGACTTTTGTACCAGAAGTCTGGTCCGACGAAGTTATTGCTAGTTTTAAGTCAAACCTTGTTCTAGCAAATCTTGTTAAGAACATGAACCACCAGGGCAAGAAGGGCGATGTTATCCACATTCCTGCACCTGTCCGTGGCAATGCTAACCAGAAGACCGCTGAATCTCAGGTAACGCTTATCAGCAATACCGAGGGTGAAATTCAGGTCAACATTGACAAGCACTTTGAGTACAGCCGTCTTATCGAAGACATTGTTGCTACTCAGGCTCTTAACAGCCTCCGTCAGTTCTACACTGATGATGCTGGTTTTGCCCTTTCAAAGCGTGCTGATACTGATCTTGGCGATCTGTTTAGTGGTTTCCAGGGCGGCACTAACTACAGCGGCGCTGTTGCTGGTGCTGACGGGTCAACTGCTTGGGACCCAACTGCCTCAACCAACACTGGTAACGGATCGGCACTTACTGATGCTGGCATTCGTCAGATGATTCAGACCCTTGATGACGCTGACGTACCCATGTCGTCACGCTATCTTGTGATTCCACCTGTTGAGAAGCGCAACCTTCTCGGCATTGATCGGTTCACAGAGCAGGCATTTGTTGGTGAGACTGGTGGCCAGAACAGCATTCGTAACGGTCGTGTGGGCAATGTTTACGGCGTAGAAGTCTACGTTTCAAGCAACGTCCCAACTGTTACCGCTGATGACGGCTCAACCAACTACCGTGCGGCTGGTATGTTCCACGAGAGTGCAATGGTCCTGATTACTCAGGTCGCACCTCGCGTACAGACCCAGTACAAGCAGGAGTACCTCGGTGACCTCCTAACTGTGGATATGCTTTACGGAGTCAACGAGCTTCGTGATGAGGCCGCAGTGGTCGCTGTCGTACCTTCCTAATTGTAGGTAGGTTATGTGCTGGGGGCTACGGCCCCCGGCTTTTTAAGGGGTTTATATGATTACAATAGAAGATACAGAAACAGGCAAGACGTTTGAAGTTGAAGAGGGCCATTGGGAGCAAAACCTTTGGCGGGTGAAGCGTTACAAGAAAGCTGAAAAGAAGCCCGCAGGACGCCCAAAGAAGACGTACACAGACAGAACTGAGGACTAATAATGGCTACCTACCTCTCAGCAGTAAACTCTGTTCTACGGCGCTTAAGAGAGCGTGAAGCGACTTCGGTCAATAACAGCGCGTACACTCGTCTAATTGGCACGTTTGTTAATGATGCTAAAAGAGAGGTAGAAGATGCTTGGAATTGGACTCACCTAAAGAACACGATTCAAGTTACAACAGAGCAAGGCGTTTTTCGTTATTCGTTAACCGGGTCTACTCGACGTTTTCGGCTTGTGTATGATTACGCCCGCAGGCCCTCTGTTTTTAACGACACAGAAGACGTTTTCTTGCAAAAGTCACCTAGCACACGCTGGATGTCAAGACAGCTTAACCACGATGATGTAACAGAAAATCAGCCACAGTGGTTTGACTTTAACGGGTTTGATAACGACGGCGATGTAAACGTCGATTTATACCCAATCCCTGACAAAGCGTACTCACTTAATTTTGATGTTATTATTCCGCAAGAAGACTTAGAGACAAACGGTAGTGACGACGCGACACAAATTCAGTGTCCAATCGAGCCTATTGTTTTTGGCGCTTGGTCAAGAGCTATTTATGAGCGCGGTGAAGACCAAGGGTATCTATCAGACATAGCCTACAGAGAGTTCAAAACAGCACTTGCTGATGCAATTAGCTGGGATTCAGAAAACACTTCTGATGAACCTAACTGGTACGTTGTATAAGTATGGCTAAAGCACTTACACCAATTTCTATTGTTGGCCCAGGATCACTTGGGCTAAACACTAAATCTAGCAGCCTTGAGATTGGGCCTGAGTACTGCACGACAGCAAGAAACGCTGTTGTAGCTAACACGGGCGTACTCGCTGCTAGAGAAGGGTTTGTGGCTCAGAACAGCACAACTATTGCTAACGGAGAAAGTATTAAGGTACTTCATGAGTACATTGATACTGGTGAGCAATCCAGAATCATTTCTACAGCAAACAATCAGATTTTTGAAGGGATTGTTAACCCTACAGAAGTAACGGGCACGATCACAACGCCAACAGATGACAACTGGAAGTTTGTAAACTTTGCCGGCAGATGCGTTGGTGTACAAGCTGGTCACGCGCCTATTATAAAGACCAACGGCGGTGATTTTACTGACATTGCATTTGTCTCTTCTGGTGGAGGCACAGGCGACGCACCGGACGACCCTATCGACGCTCTTTCAGCGTTTGGCCGCGTCTGGTATGTAGAAGCTGATAGGCAGACAATTAGGTACAGCGATCTTCTGCAAGAAGATACACTGACTTCTGGCTCTGCTGGCACACTTAATATGTACACCGTCTGGGGCAACGGCAACGATGAAATTGTAGCCCTAGCAGAGTTTAATGGATACATTGTTATCTTTGGCAGAAAGCAGGTTGTTTTGTTTTCTGGTGGAGAAGACCCCAACAACAACTTACAGATTGTAGATATTGTCAACAACACAGGGTGCATTGCCCGTGATTCTGTGCAAAATATCGGCAACGACATTCTGTTTTTATCAGAGCAGGGCGTTATTTCCCTAGCCCGTAACATCCAGGCAGGCGGTGATGTACGATCACTGCCCCTTGCCAACCTAGCAGATAACGTCAGCGACTTTCTTGCTACGTTCTCTCTGTCAGAGCCGGTAAAAAACATTAAGTCTTGCTACAAACCAGATGACGGCTACTACCTCATCACGTTCCCTAGCTCAGACCGGACGTTTTACCTTAACCTAAGATACCCTACGCCAGATAACAGAGCCAGGGTATTTGTCTGGACAGGTATTAACCCAACGGCTTTGTTGGTTGACAGATCAGACAGCCTGTATGTAGGCAAGCAAGGCATTATTGGGTTGTATGACGGTTATTCTGACAACGGCCAAGATTACGACTTGTTCTTTAAAACAGGGTTTACTTCAGGTGGCGACCAAGAAAGAACTGTTAAGAAGATCCCAAAACAAGCTGTAACTATTATCAAAGGTGGATACTCTACAGACATTACATTCTTGTGGAGTTATGATTTTCTAGCTACAGTATACGACAACGAAACACAAGAAGTAGAAATTGAACTAGAGGCATCAGAGTACGGCACTGGAGAGTATAACATCGCCGAGTATTCTCGCGTAAACCCCGTGTCTACTTTGATCTACAGAATGTCGGGTTCAGGAAAAGCAATACAGTTTGGCGTAAGAGCTAAAATTATAGGTTCA